CAAACATGAGAACATCCGATATCCTTGCCTCACTGATTTGCTGCGTTGCAGTGGACTTTGACGACGTCGTGGCTGACGTCGCATCTGTCCGCTCAACAGCACAAGGTCTTAGCGAGGAGTACATCGAGTACAATCATGATCCCATTCAGCAGCACGTAACTGTTAACCCAGTACGAGTTGTGTTGATTGACAACGGATCCCACGGGCCCAGCAGCGATGAGGAAGACATCGACTGCCCGTACCGCGATCTGTTTAGGGACTGGAACCACTTAGTGGCTGCAACCCGTCGATTAGCACTCGCTGAGGCGGAGTACCAAGGGCGTGAAGACCCGTTTCTACCTATCGGCGATAGGGGACTGTTCAACCATTTGGTTCGCGGTCTTTTGTTATCTGCCGTGCGGTTAGTTGACGGGCCACGTCACCACGCGTGCCAATACCATGCACGCCTCACCCTCGTCGCTGATGCAGTCAGGGATCTTGTGACCACGCAGGGCTTGGAAGCTATGCGTGTCGCGTGGGACCTGATGGACATGGAATACGAGTGGCCGTGCGTAATTGGTGGAGCCGAGTGGGTCCCATTGCTGGAGCCGAACGCCAGTGATGGAGGAGGGCCGGAAGATACCGGAAGTGGTGGGGATGGGCATGGCCCTGAACCGCCCCGTGGGAACCCCGAGAATGGGAGAACAGGCGGTGGCAGCCTAGTCGCCGTGCCTGTTGGGGAGCCCACGAGTGTGTACCGGGTTACGCAGGATGTCGTGGAAGTGAAACGCCACCGACGTGTTCGTAAGTCCGCACCGTACATACGCTGTGTGGTCGCCGAGATCAAGAACCGCCTCGGATGTCCCAGTGCTAACGCCGCCAATTTGCTCGCGGTACGGAGAATGGCCATCAACATCATGGAGAAGCATGGTGTTCGACCAAGCCATATTCGTGCTCATGTGGAGGTGGTAATAGCGGGGGTGTTCGTGCCGGACCGTGAGGATCAGAGAGGAGCTGCAATGCTCCAGGCGGCCACGACAGCAGTGTTGCGGCAAAACCTTGGCAGTGCCGGACCCAAGACGGTCTGGCATAAGCTCGCGCGGTGGTTGAATCCCACAGCGGAGCGTGCCATGGAGCGGCTGAACCAGGTTCAGTCCCGGGTAGACCGTCAGGGTCCCGACTACGTGCCGGAGTTCGCGGGGTATCGCGCTTTTAGGAGCGCGCCGTCCCGCTGCCCCATGGTAGCGTAGGGGGGCCTTGGCGTGGGGGGCGGTGTAAGTCACTTAACTCAGTTGAGCGACCCGAGGTGCACCGTCAACCGACACGCTAAGGGCACCTCAAAACCGCGCACGTTGTACTCGATTTCAGAGTTGTCAGGCAACGTGGACCTAGCGGTAAATAATGCTGACATAGACACATTGGAGTGTGCGCTTATGGAGCGCATGTACTACTGTAAGGTCGGCGACGGCTTTGCAGCTCCACCACCGGTAGACAAGGGTCTGTTTACCGAGAGGTTAAGCGATTTCAGAAGCAAGCTGCTTGGGGAAATGCGAGAAGCCACCCGTTGGACGTACCAGCAAGTGCTGGACAGTTATTCGGGTCGAAGACGCACTATCTACCAGAATGCCATGAATCACTTGATCCAGATTGGTTTGTCTCGAAGAGACGCCCACTCCATTGCCTTCGTGAAGATGGAGTTAGTTAACCCAACGAAAGCACCCCGCTGCATTCAACCGCGTAAACCAGCGTACAACCTAGCTCTCGGTCGCTATATCAAGGCGATCGAGCATAAGGTATACAAGGCCATTGCGCGGGTGTATGGCGACGGACCCACTGTCATGAAAGGATTCAACGTCAGTGAAATTGGTGCTATTGTGAGAGGCAAGTGGCGGTCCTTCAACAATCCTGTCGCCGTCGGGTTGGACGCGACGAAGTTCGACATGCACGTTTCTGCGGCCGCCTTGGCCTGGGAGCACGACATCTACCTAACCCTGTTTCACAACCACCCAGAGCTGCGCAAGTTGCTCAAGTGGCAAATGAACAACAAGGGTGCGGGGTACTGTGCAGATGGAAATCTGAAGTACCACGTTAAAGGCAAGCGGTTTTCCGGTGACATGAACACCGGCCTTGGCAACTGCTTGTTGATGTGCGCCCTGGTCTATGCGTGGGCTGCTGAGCGTGGTATACATGTTAAGTTGTTGAACAATGGTGATGATTGCGTTGTGCTGATGGAGAGAGAGCACTACACACATTTCATTACCGGGTTGGATGAATGGTTTCTCGAGATGGGTTTCCGTATGGTGGCTGAAGAGCCCGTGTATCGTATGCACGAGATTGAGTTCTGCCAAATGCACCCTATCGAGATCGGAGATGAGTGTCGCATGGTGCGTAATCTGCCCACGACGCTCCGTAAGGACTCGATGACAGTGCATCCGATGACGCGGGCCAAGCACCGTGGCAAATGGATGACTGCTGTTGGCACCTGTGGTCTTTGGCTCACCGGTGGTGTTCCAGTTATGCAGGACTTTTACCAAGCGTACCAGCGAGTTGGGTGTCATGCCGTCAGTAACATGATGGATGACCCCACATTCGCAACTGGCATGCGGTTAATGGCCCGTGGCATGAAGGAGCAGTACAGGGAGCCTGATGCATGGACCCGAGTCCAAGTCTTCGAGGCGTGGGGGATAACACCAGACGAGCAATGCGCCGTCGAGGATTACTTCCGCGTGTACCAGTTGGACGCTAGTCGCATCCGCGATGAGCATATCAACGACAACCCACTGTTTAACGCACTTTGGCCGTAAAGGCTGGGGTACTTCGGATTGATAAGACAAGAGTAAGTACAATGAAGGGTCGACAGCGGCCCGTAGTGGTTATACAACCCAAAAAGAGCAAAAACAAAACCAAACAGAAAAATAAACAAGTCACGTTGCTAGGCCATGCACTGAGACAGCTGGGGGGTTTAGGCGGAGGAATGGCCGGAGGCCTTATAGGCCAGGGTGATATCGGATCTAGGGTCGGAACAAGCCTTGGAGCTGCGATCAGCCGCTGGTTGGGCTCTGGCGATTATACCGTCAAGCAAAATAGTGTCGTGTCAAGTACACTGAGAGGTTCAAGTTCCGTCCCTATGATGCACACAGCTGGCCAGTCGATTACCGTGCGGCATAAGGAGTTCCTCTGTTCTATAAAAGGATCAGTTGACTTTAAGCTACAACGGTTTTTCCTGTTGCAGCCCGGAGATAGTAATACATTCCCGTGGCTCAATGGAATTGCGACTAGGTTCCAGCAGTACCGCATTAAGGGGCTAGTGTTTCACTACGTACCAACGAGTGGGTATGCCGTTTCAGGCACTAATCCCGCACTAGGTGCAGTAATGATCCAGACCTCATACAGAGCTAATGACACCGACCCATCCTCCAAGCTGGAGATGTTGAATGAGTACTGGGCCACCGAATCCATCCCCTCTGATGGGTTCTGCCACCCTATAGAGTGCTCTCCAGCAGAGAACCCATTCCAGGTTCACTATGTGCGCACCAAACCAGTCCCTTTGAACGATTCCCCCCTGCTGTACGATATTGGTAAAACATACATCGCAACGCAGGGGATGCCGGATAATGATAAGATCGTCGGGGATCTCTGGGTCACGTATGAAATCGAGCTGATTAAACCGCAGATTGAGTCTAACGTGCTTGGAGGGGTGC